CGTTTCATTGAATACGTCTTTATTGAGAGCTAGTCGCTTTCTCAGTTCAGCGTCAAGGTCTTCATCTGGAAGTCCACCCTCCTCAAAGATTTTGGCGACGTCCTGTGCTGAACGCTTCATCTTGATGGCCCATTCGCGATTGAATATATCTACAATCTCAGACATATCAAACAACCAATCAGCGATAGGGCCACCAAGTTTATTGAAATTCTCAATTACAAAATTGATAAGCCCATGCCAGATAGTCTTCATGCCAATAACCATATGATCCCATGCGTCGGACATGAAATGCACGAACTTTGCCATGAACTCTTGCACCGAGCGGAACTCATCAAATATGAAAGTACCAATACTGAAGGCGGCCCAAGCTGCGGCTAAAGCTGCAGGAATTACGAGGAGTGGGGCGATACCAACAACCTCCAACCCAATAAACTTAAGAGTCGTTGCCGCGACAGCATTGCCGAGAGAAACTAGCCAGGGAATCATCTTGACGGCAGTGAGTGCAACAAGTGCGAGTCCCGCCGCTTTGATGAAGAAGGCGAAGTTCTTCATCGAAGTTGTTGGCCCACCCTCGATGGTATTACCCATACCCGCGAGAATACGGAGGGCACCAGTTGTCGTGTCGACCAAGTCGCGAAGTGCACCGCTAACTCCTTTCTCGCCGAACTGCAACTGTAGCTCCTGCGCTGCCGAAATTAGCGACTTGAAAGCTCCAATGAGTGTATTATTCATTGCCTCAGCAGCTCTACGAGCGGCACCTGCCGAACGTTCATTGGCCTTAGTCAATTCTTTGAGCTTCCCGGTTCCCTTGCTAAGAATCAGCGCAGCGGCGGCGTTTCGACGACCGAAGATTGCCACGGCATCTGCCGCAGACAAGTGCTTGTCAGCGAAGACCTGTATAATATCCGTAATGTTATTGGCTGCGGGGTCAATTTGCTTCATCTCAATATGCATTCGCTCGAGAGATTTCTCTGCCTCGGTCGTCGGGCTCAACAGCGCAGCGAAGACACCACGGAGGTTCGTACCCGCCATAGATGCTTGCACACCTGCATTACCGAGTACGCCCAGGGCTGCAGCCGTATTCTCAATCGTTTGATTCATGGCTCCGGCAATCGGACCCACCATCTTCATTGCTTCAGCAAGTTGAATCACGTCGGTATTAGCGGCATTCGCTGTGGTAACCAAGACATCGGCCACCCGCTCCGTCTCCGATGCTGTCAGGCCGAATTGAGCAAGAGAATTCGACGCGATATCCGCGGCGAGTCCAAGGTCGAGCATTGCAGCAGCTGCCAAATCGAGCACGCTCGGCATCGCTGCGATAATCTCTGTCGCCTCAAAACCCGCACGGGCGAGAAACAACTGGCCTTCAGCTGCTTCCTTCGCACTGAACTTCGTCGTGGCTCCAAGCATACGTGATTGATTTTCGAGCTCCTCTAGTTCTTCGGCTGTTGCCCCGGACACGTTCCCGAGATTAGCGAGGGTAAACTCAAAGTCTGCTATTAGTCGAATACTACTCCGAAGAGCCACAGTAGCAGTGAGTCCTGCGAATAGCCCGCCGATGATGGGTGTAATTCGCCCGGCGATCCCACCCATCGAGTTCATTTCACGCTGAACTTTGTTGAGTGAACGCGTCGCACGTTGAGCACCTCTATCGACCTTGTTGATGCCGTGCTCAAAGTCCTGTGCTCCGCTGCGTGCTCTACGAGCGTCGATGGCGAGTTGTAGACTTCTGACGACTGGCATGGTCATGCTCCTGCTTCTGTTTCTCGCGAATCAGTTCAAGATATTTCTGATCGACTCGGCGTATCACTTCAAACCAATACAAGCGAGTCTCGGTATCGAGTGAGAGTATATCAAACATAGCGATCATATCACTCGGTGATATGGGCACGCTCGGACCACGCATTGCGGATAACGAGCAATAGCAATCCCATATTGCAATCAACCCAGGCCACACCTCCGGCTTCGCGTCAAGTGCTGGGGTAGACTCACCCCGAGCAGCACGACGTTCTAAGACGTCTTCGACGTGGCTCCACTTGACGTACCACTCAAGGGCTTTGATAAGTTTCCCGAGTCGGCCTCAATCTCCTCGGCTCGGAATAAGTCGCGGTCGCTCGCAAGTTCAATTACGTCATTGAAGAAGTCATCCTCTTCAAAGAAGATAAGCGCTTGCTCCTCGCTGTATAGTATTTCTTTACCATTATCATCCTGAATGTTCTCCCACCCAACAAGTACATGGCGTGCAGCAACTCGCCTCATCAGTTCACGTAAGACAGGATTATTCAGGTCACGCACTTTCTTAAGTTCTCGAGCATGGGGGCGTCGAAGGTCCTCGCTGTAAGCCCGAGCTGCGGGATTATTGAGACGGCACAACTTCAGGCGAATGTTGCCTTCGTATTGCACCCATACTCCATCTTGCTCCATCGTCTTGTTGGTCTTGATATTGCTGAACTTCATAATATCCTCCGAATTGGTTGGGTCTGAGAGGGGCCCCACTACTTGAAGCCCCTCCCCATTCATCACTTCACCGTAGAGACTCACGCAACGAACCGGGTAATCCGCATAGTAATATCCTCAGAATCATCTCGGAAGGCGGTAAAGGCTGCCTCAAGCATAATATCTTGATTGGTTCCCGGTGGTACGCGGGGAGCATCGGTGATTTTGACCTCAGGGCACTCGATTATGTAGGCGTTCCCCGTGGGGTCCTCGATTTTGACGGCGAAGCGAGTTATCGTCTGATTGAGAAACTTGTCGGCGAGCGTCGAATCAGGGTAGTAGATTGCCAGCGTGCCAGTAACATTGAAGCGACCTTTGCCTATCGAGACCGGTGCAAGGTTCGCCACTTCACGACGCATCCGCAGGTTGTTGGCAATGTTCAGTTGTAACGAGACAAGTGATATTGGAGCAAGTGTTGCTCCCTCCTGCAACTCGAGCACGTCTTCAGTTGAGGCCATTACCTCGTTGGTATTGGCTGCAGTGTTCGACCCGTTACCTATGGTCGCTGAGCTCGTCGACTCGCGTGTACCCAGACATGAGAACGTGCCCGTAATAATCTGCTCCGCAGCAATAGTCATCTGAGCACCTTCAATTGTGATGCCATTCCATCCTACGAACTCGTTACTCAGGTCTTCGTATACACCCTCGAATACGAACGAGTTGTCTGAATTGCCGTTCACTATCTGGGCGCCTTCGATGATGGTTACTGCAGCACCAGCGACCTCGTTTACGCCGTCACCGTTACCTTCGACGGTGATTGAGCCAGCTACAGCTGCGGTAATCTTTGCGTAACCATTATTCGCAGCGTTTGTAAAGCCACGAATCTCGATCCACTGCCCGACGTTCAACGATCCAAGGCCATTGAACGAGTCAGTAATATCATACGTGCCGCCGCCAGCATTGGTAACAGCGAACCCTGTTCCCGGGGTAACTATTGCGGGAGATGACCATCCAGATGAACGAAGCAAAGCAGCGAGAAAGTCATCATATGTACTATAGCTCAGCTCAAAGCCAAAGTCACCTGATATGTTGACACCGGCACGAATGAGGTCTTCGACTTGACCATCGTCTCGAATCTCGTTTGACTCAATGATATTCGCTTCCTCTTTGAACGAACAAGAGGTAAAGCGCAGGTTCTGCAATATCGGCGGACCACCCGGTGTTTTACCGAACGTCGACTCCGCGACATATGCCAAACTAAAACGATCGGCGTCTGACATTGTGGAGCTCCTTATCCAATGGTGTCAGCGTAGTACGGGACATTGACATTGACCCGCCACCACTTTCCATCCCGGCCAACCCGTTGTATAGCCGGTGTTCTAAAATGCACCGCTTGCCCGCTAACGGTGAACGTGGTCGCTCTAAATGCTGAGTCAATGAAGTCAGCAACCTCTAGAGCGTCCTTGTCGCCAACCTCGAGTGGAACAAGGATAGCGGCGGACATTATTCCGGGGTGTCGGAATCGCTTCGTAGCACCGAGCGAAACTTGAACCGATTCCCCAGGTACAATACTCAATAATACATGCTTCGTATTCTCTGGCCGGTCATACGGGGCATTGTCATAGCCCGTACTGATGGACTGAGCGTCGGCAATCTGCGTCTTGAACGTCGATCGAATTGTATTGGCAACTGTCTCGAAACTCATAGTGGAATTACCCGCAATGTTGCTAACGCGGGGTCAATAATTCCCGCTGGCGCTTGTGTCGAATAACCACTCGACACCAGCACTCGGCCTTCGCGACCTGGTCTGGAATCACTCGAAGGGCCAGGATCGGTCGGAACGAATAGTCCTTGGTCGAGTACCTCGATATACTCAACGTTGTTAGTGATATACACAACCTGGAAAGGTACTAGATTTGACACCTTTCCAAACCCTTTGGCAATTGTTCTACCACCCTCTCTATCTTCGCCTGTGAGCACGCCCGAGGCGGGGCCTCCTATTGTTACCTGCCAGTTCGCCCGAGCATTGCCGAGGTCGACAGGAGTTCCAACCACCAACAAACGTAGTGCGTCAAACACTATCTTCTTGTGCACCTGTACGAGTTGTTCTTGAGTCAACTGCTTTGACACCTCATACAGTGATACTCGAAAGTCCTTGTAATTGTGGGTTCTCACCATAATATCACCGCCGCAGCACAAGCTCCCAAGCTGCAATATCATCACCTGAGTAGAGGGGGTTCGCTGTTACAATCTGAAACTTCATTGAGTCGAATGTAACCTCCATGCCGTTGATCGGGATAACGACTGCACCACTTCCAGCAATATACGTAACCATATCACCTTCCTTATAGACCTCACCATTGACGAGCTGAATATTCAGTGGCGCAGGTGGAACAATCTTGATCGTATGGTTCGTCGTTACTGATTCAGACGTCGCACCCGTCGTTGGGTCATACGTCTTGGTTGTTTCCTTGAATATTGCATTGGTGCCCACTTTATTGATGGCAGCGAGCACCTTCGGCAGAATCTTGTTATCAAGTAAAGTTGACACTGGTTACCCTCGAGTAATGATTCCAAAAGATCGGGTCAAGTCTGCTACGAGTAAGTCGACCTTCCGATACTTCTTGTATGGTGTATTACCTCCAACATACTCAGTGTCAAGCTCGATGGCTCCGACCTTGACCTTCTCACGTCCTACGGATGCAGAGTTGTCAAGGTCATCGAGTAACGAGGTGCCAGTAGCAAGTTGAACATGACGCAGCGCCATTTCTGCCGTTGCGTCCTTGAGCGCCTGTGGAATCTCGTCGCTGTCGATGTAGTAGTTATCACGTTCGAGCACGTTCGCACGCGGCCAATCGAGGGCTTGACCCTCGTTTGACCTAGTTTCCTTCCACTGCATCCCGTACACGAGGTCAAGGTATTGTGTGGCCATACGTAGTGCTTCTTCCTTATCAACAATTGAAGCAATCGACCAACTTGAAGGGTCTCCGTGGTTGGTATGATACGTATCGGCGTCAGCAACAGACAAGTAGGACTCGGCGTTCGACTTGCCACTTCCATCTTCAACAACGAGTGCCATAGATTGCCCCCTTATTCGGCGCTAGGTGGGTCGAGCTCGGCTTCAACAATGAACGCAATAATCTCAGACTTGTTGATACCCGATGGAATTTCAAGGTCGTTAGCTTCTGCGTGTTCACGCAGCTCTGCCACTGTCAACGAATCCCAATGGAACTCGACCGCGGGGTTTTTCGCGGGCGCTGATTCCTCGATACTACCAAGGTTCATGCCGCGTTCGCCGTCTGCATACTTGTACCCGCGCTTCTCCCAGTGTGGCCAGTCAGAAGTGTTGATACGAAGCTTGCCTGCTGGACCGACAATCTGAATTGTCGGGATAGATTTGCCTCCAATGACCTTTGCCATGTTCATGTACCTCCTTATGTATGGTACTTCAATAGGTGTACTTTCATAACAGAATCACCACCCGCCCACCCGTCGGACCCAACCGATCGACAATACCTGCCCCCAGGGAGCACACAACTTACCCTGGAGTCAGGTATCTATCTGATAATGTTATTTCTTTCCAGGTATCTATCTCATAAGGTCATTCCCTTCCAGGTATCTACCTGATGGTGTAAGAATGGAGAAAGGTTCAGAACGTCGCTGGCGCATTAGTTACGAGCTCGGCAAGCAAGATTCGGATCGAGCGTCTTCACGCCATACAGCACGTCAAGTGCAACATGCACCTCTGACGAATTGCCAACGTAGTACAGACGCGAGCGCAATGCAAGGCCAGTAACCGGATCCTGCACAGAGGCGATATTCGCACCCAGTTCATTACCCATCTCGGACAGTGGGGCCATCGCGAGTGCGAACGTGTTCCGATGGAACATTAGATTAGCAGTGTGATTATCGACTGATCCAGTAACTACGTCGTTATCACTGTGGTCTTGCACGAGCGCTGGAAAGATATCAATATCAGCTTCGCCCTCAACACCAACAAACACGACGTCCGCAGTTACAACGTATCGCTGAGTATTACCGGCAATCACGAACGAATCACCAGTTGTCCATGTACCATTCTGGGTCATGCCATCAACATGAATCGTAGTAGCACCCTTCGAGTAGCCCGCTAGAAAGTCGATAGCACCCGTGGAATCAGCACAGACACCAGACGTATGATCCTGAACGTTCTGATTAGCGAAAATCTCAGCTCCGAACTTCGTTCCAAGCGAACCCGTTCGCTGAGTTGAAACACCATCAGGACCAGCACCCTGCCACTGACTGAATGCAGCCAACTGCTCGAATGAGTTCTGAAGTGTACCATCAATCTCAAAGTGGATCATGCCTGGAGCCATCGGAACGTTATTGTCAAACAGCACTTGCTTAGTCGAGGTGATATCCGAAACACCTGGCGTGGCGCCAACGTCATGGAACCACGGAATGTTCTTGTACTCGAGATTGAGCTTCAGGTCAATATCATCGGCCAGCGCATAAGCTGCGGGGCGAATATGATCATTGATAATCCGCTCACCGGTAAACGTAAGCTCCTTATCCGTCAGTTTGAACTTGACCTCTCGCCAGTAGGAGAGAGTCAAAGCAACAGTCTCGGTGTCGAGGTCTTGTGCGGTAGATGGTGCATCTTGGGCAGTAAATGTACTCGGCTTGCGAATGTTGATCGTTTCGCCGCGACGAAACGACCGACGCTCTTCATCATAACCGAGGTAAACGCGACTTGCCATGCCCAACGCTTTCTCCAATTGGATAAGCGCTTCTTGAGCATAGAAGATTGGATTGTAAACACCAAGCGTATTGGCCATGGCGTCAGTATCCTTTCAGGTCAAAGTAAATATGGTCACTCAACAATTTGGAGCTGACGACCTGCCTTCACCGCTGCCTCACGGGCAGTACGATACTTGCTAGGATCCTTAGCATCAACTGTTGAGATGGTGTGCGCCCCCAACGTGGAGGCACCTCCGCCGCCGCCAGTTCCGCCCGTGCCCGATGAACCGGTGCCGTTGAACGCGGACGCGAACGTCTGATTGCTGCGGAGTTCACCAACAACTGTCTCGAGTGTCATGGGTTTAGCCTGACCATCAATACGCTCTTCACCAGTTGAGGGGTCGATAATCTTCTCGACGAATGTACCATCATCTTTGGCTTCGAGCTTGATGAAGCGTTCGACGTGCGGCAACAGCAGGTCAACAATTCCACCCGCCGCCATAATCGCCGCCTTGGCCTTGTTCGTCCGAAGTAGAGTCGTTACCTGTCTCTGGAGGGCTTCATTGCGAGTCCGGTGCTGATTGATGGCATTGTTGTGCTGCTCAACGAGCTGCTCCTTTGCCGCCTTGATTTGCGCCTGGACCTTCTTATCAACGTCACCTTTGAGTTCGTCCACTTGAGAGATTGCCTCACGCGCCTTCTCTGGTGTCAAGTCGCCCCACTGCTTCAACAACTGCTGAGCTTCATCACGTTCTCGACGGGATGATGTAACCGCGCTTTGCAACTTGTTCACGTTCGCCAACTTCAGACCATTGGTTTCCGTAACGTCAAGCACGAACTCATCGTCTTTCTCGCCGGGCTTGTACTCAGCTTTGAGCACGTTGTCAAGGCTCTCGTAGGTTGACTTATTGATAACTGCTTTCAATGCCATAACACTCACTCCTTGGCATCACGCCAAGCGGGCATCACGCCCTTAGTTGAAATTGGCCAAGCATCACGCTTGACGGTCAATAGACTCGATTAGGTGCGGACTTAGGGTATATAGGAGATGGGTCCTCGTCGACTACAACACCACCGTATTTCTGAGCGAGGTGATATGCAACCTGGGAATTACGCCCAGGCTCCCCTGCAAAGAGGCGCTCTTGAAGGAATACCCGCGACTCAGAAGTCAGTACCTCCGCAAAGTGGGAATCCTGGCGGGAGGTCCACTTCACACCATCCCAGTCGAATCTTGCATACGATATAACAATAGCCGTCGCCATTCACAATTCCTTTATCAGATTGAGAATCTTACCTACATTATAATAATGACCGTTGCTATTCACAGCCCCCTTATCAGGTTGAGAATCAACTCGAGCATTTCGGGATCCTTATCGAGTATCATACCTGGATTATTGAACATTACTTCTAGAGCCATCGAGGTAATCTCGGTTGCATCATCGTAAAACTTACCAACGTATGGATGAAAGAATTTGTCCTTCCACGTCATTTCACTTGCCCCATACCGACTATCTCCCATAACAACCTGTAACCGTTCCAAGGTCTCGCCCCGAGCACGCTCGCGTAGAAATGCTTGAGTACGGCGAAGCCATACACTATTTCTGAACTCAAAGGCGTGCCCCGCCTCATGGATAACGGTGCCTATATCATCAATAGGTCGGAGATGCACTGTACCACTAGAGTGAAACGCCAATAATCTTTTCTGTTCAATCTTGAGTACCTTTATGTTCATACGATCGACCGGCATAGCACGACTCGATACCATTTTCCGAAGCCACTCCTCTGCCTCAGTCGTTATTGTCTTGATATTCTTTGAGCGTGCCGCCGCACCATCCAGATTGAACTTGAGGTCAAGCGTAGGTTCGTTACGGATAAACATAACCTCATGCAATTCTTTGGTTACCTGGTTGTTTGCTTGCTCTATAAGATGATCGAGTTCAATCATACGGTCATGCGCCTTAGATATGCGATCGAATAAGTCCTTATGATCCTTCTTCATACGACTAACGATGGCATCATCCCAAGGATTCGTTCCCTCCTCTTTAGCGCGCTTCTGAATCAGTCGATTCCACTCAAGAGCATCAGTATTCCTACGACCTAACTCCTCCTCACGCTCAACCTTGAGCTTTTCTATTCTCTCGCGCTGACCAATGCGAACAACCTCCATCTCTTCACGTATTTCACGGCCTGATCGAAGCACACCTTTACCCCTAAGCTCTGGTGGTGGTGGTGGGGGAGGTGGTGCAGGTACACTCTTAGACTCAGGTAGTGAAGGGGGTATCGGTTTAGGTGTTACCTTCTTATTCCCTGTCCCACCCTTATGACCACGACGGCGGAGCATAGCACGAAGTTTTTTCTGCTCGGCGGAGTCAGTCGAATTACGCAACTTCTCGAGCAAGTCATCAATCTCTTCCTGTAATTTGACTGGGTCTGTCGGAGGAGGAGCAAACTCACCGGTGCCCTCGAGACGTCGCATATCAGTGAGTGTACGTGGTTTGTTCCGCGTGTCAACGAAGCGCTGTATAGGTGTACCCCCGCGGAATATCTCAGCACGACCTTTACCCAGTACTTCGTCTTGTATGCCCCTGGGCTGACCACGTAGCCACCTATCGAACGTCTGCTTCTCAGGTACACGCCCGTTGAGCGCAGCACGTTGCCCCGCAGTCGCTTCCTTAAGTGGAATATCTAATTCTTTCCATGACTTCGTAATAGGTACAGTTGTTGAACGGCATTGATGGTGCATGGGTGGACGTTCACCCTCACCGATAGGAAACTCTTTGCCATCGAGCGAAGCACAAATATCAGTTGTGCGCGCATCGAGTGTAGCCACGTATCGTACGGACTTTACAATATCTGAGTTTTCTTGGTAAGTAATTTCTCTCGCTTGCGTCGCTACATGATTCACCGATGTACGAACAAGAGTCGACGCTGCACGGTTGACTTGCGCCGTCGTTCCATTGCTAAAGCGCAATGCAACAGTCCCCCGTATACGCCGCATAATCTTATCAATTCCCTCACCCTGAGTAAGGCCAATGCTAATCTGCTCATTGATACGTGTTGCAGCTGAACGCCCAAGCTCATCGAAGTGCTTACTGATAATCTTGCCTCGCATTGGATAGTTGGTCACCGTCGAGCGAAGCAGCTGTAAGTTGGGTAGTCGCGTGTCAATACTGATACCCGCCGCGTCTTTGAACGAGTTACGTAGCAATGCTCGTTGAAACTCACCCTCGTCTATAGCAAGCCCGCTCAATGTATCTTGCAGTCTTGAGCCTGCAGCGTGTATGCCGGCACGAGTTGTCTCGTTGATTGTACGACTCAAGTCAGCAAGGCGCCTTGTAGTAAATAAACCGGTGTCAAACCCCTGAATGGTGATACGCCGCAGCCGCGATTCAATCTTGAAAGTCAAGTCGGGGTAGACCTCCCCATTCAAGAATTGAAGCATACGATCGACTTCACCACGCTTGAGTCCTTCGAGAAACACCGCATGGCGAATCGCCCGCTGTTGCAGAATTTCATTGACGGTGGGCATACGTCACCTTACTCGAACGGGTTATTACCCGAGCCATCGGGGTTGGTATCGTTATTCTCACCATCACTTGGAGCATCCAAACTCATTGGTGGAACAAGGCCGAGGTCGGGTCCCTCTTCGTCGATAATCTCAATTTCGTCTTCGGGAACAACTATATCTGACAATACACCACGTCGCTTACACTCACGAAGAAACGTGAGGTGGCTAATCTTACGTTTCTCTACCGCACCAAGTAGGAACGTCAATACATGAACGTCTTCACTATTGATGCCGAAGTCAGCAAACACCTCAACACTGAAGTCATCGGGCAGTTTGGTCTTCGTCCATTCGGCAGCGAGTTGGTAACATTCCTCGAGCGCATTATTCTCAGCTTCGACCCATGCTTGTACGTCAGTCGACGTCCTCGATTCGTCAATTCGCTTGCCAGTAGCCGTTGTATCACGCGTGCGGCTAATGAGCGGCTGTACGCCCATTGCCTCCATCTTGTATTGAAGGTCTTGTAAATCATCACGCCCCGCTTGGATCGCTGTGCCCTGAATCTCGACGAACTTAAGGTCACCCTTATCATCTTCTGTACCAATAAATCGAGCAGGGCCAATGGTAATGCCACGCTTTATCTGATCCTCGCTGAAGCCACGACCAAAGAGAATAGCAAATCTTGCCATAGACAGAATATGGCGCTGATCGGATGAAGATTGCCAATGCTCAATATTGAGCCAAGCAATATCAATAAATGTAGGTTCCGCAGTCATAAACCCAGTACGGTTCATGTAATAGGTAACCATGGGGATATGCCCGAACGTATGAGTCCCCGACTGCTCCATAACTTGAATGAAGTCTTTGTCATCTAGACTCTTCCGCCATGTTTCGTAGGTGGTTTCAGTAATAATTCGGATGTACTCAACTACCTGGTCCGCATATTGACCCAGGGGCTCAACACGTTGTTCAATGAATCGAACTTGCGTAAGCACTTTGACACCGCTCCGCACCTCCCATTGCCATCCCAGTAATTGTGGCGCTTCGACTTTGATGAACCGTGGACGCGCATTGACACTTTGCTCATCAGCAAGCGTAGCAGGTCTGGGATTACCTTCTGCATCAGTCGGGCGAATAACTGGGAAGTCAACGAATATATGACACAAGCCGAACTTCCCCGCTGATTCATACACTTCACGAGCAAACTGAGTGAGGTTTGTACCTATCCCATCTACGTCGCTCTCAATCCCATCAAGCAATTCAGATAGCTCACCATTGATAGTAACCGGCCTTGAGAAAGGCTTCGTAGTAACACGGCGAACGGTATTCTTGAGTGCATTGTATAGGAAGGAGCGGTCACGACGCCCTTGCCACTGTATTGACTCTTCTCCGTCCCATCGAGGCAACCATCGCTCACCTCGTTCTCGCATCCTACGAGTACCACCGTATAAATCGAGAATGAGTTCCCAGTCGCTCTGCATCGCTCGATATGCTACGGATGGAGCATCAACTGAGTCGTTATTCACCCTCCGTATTGCAAGTGCAGGTAATGAGGTGATTGACGGCATAATATATTCCTACCTATAGAATAACCCGACCCGCCCTCAGAAAGGACGGGCCGAGCGAAAGGGAGAAAGATTCGGATATTCAACTCTCGTTATCACTCTGTGCTTCAGCTTCATCATACGCCAATATGAGACTAGCCTGAATCTGTACTGAACGTTGCTTCAGTTGGGCCATTTCCTCAGGTGTGATACCATCACTGATGCCATTGCCCGTCCGAATCATCTCAGCCAACGACGCAAAGCCATTGAGCAGACCGAGGATTGTTACGAAGTCCATTGTAAGTGTCCTTTCCAGTCGAAAGCTGCGAGGTCACGTAATACTAATCTCCACCACCTGACTTTGACTCAGCTGCATGCTGAAGAGTTTGAGTGATACGGATAGCAGCGTCAAGTGCGACGTCAAACCCCTCACCACCTTTTGGTAAGAGCGTCTCAGCAATGTTGAGTTCAGCATATGCTTGCACCATTGCGGGCTTAGTCGCAAGAAACTCCTCACTAGAGATGGCTCCACTACGCCAAGCATTCTCGAGTTGTAGAGCAACTTGATTGAGCATGTTCTGTGCATGGGCCCACTGTTGAGTAGGCGACTGATCCGTTACCTCTTCAGTGGGAGTACCAAAGATTGTGGCGCACCCGGATATGGTCGTTAGGGTGAAGGTGGTTGCAAGAAGCAACACGCACAATATGATGATGGCTGATATGGAAATACGTCGAGCAGTCATGCTTGACTCCTTATACTTGGATCCGACGTTTACAACGATCGAGCACTATGCTCGGTCCCGTGTTCTGAATGTTCGCCCATGGATATGCCACTCGAAGTCGTCGTTCGGGTCCACACCTTGCAAGTCGAGAAACTTCAATTGAAATCCAGGTTGAAGCACGAAATTGAGTGGGAGAAAATCACGCACAGCACCACCATTCTGGGATATCTTTGCAAGTGAATCACCTGCACTGAGCAGAATCTTAATCGTACTGCTGGCAGCCGTGTTCGACTGGTCATCGAGGTTCCAGGTGGTTACCGTGTTGCCATCTGCATCAAGTACGTCAATTTCAAACTGTCGCGTACCGATTGCGGTCGTCGTAGTGTACGAGATATACATATAGTCAATCATAACGCCGACACCGGCACCGAGCTCAGCTTCAGTGTCAAAGGTCTTGGTGTTTGCGTTCGCCGTCGCATCCACCGAGTGGAAGAACCCTGACACGTACAACTCCCGAATATCCGGGGGGAAGATATCACTGAAGAAAGCCACAACTCACCGTCCTTTCAAAAGGGTGCGTCGGATCATTGCACGACGCATACTTACTTTGCTCCTACGTCCTCTGATGACTTGTCACCATCACGCGAAGCGATACCAAGACCCATTGCGGCGAGACCCGCCATAATCCCGTTCCACTGAGGCACGGTCTCGGGATCATTATCAAACACTGCGCTCACTTGCGGAAGTATAAGCATAATGCCTGCGATGATACCGAGCGCTGACGTCTTCCAACTACTACTTGCGTTCTGCACAACCTTGCCTACCATAGTTCAACTCCATATACTAAGTGAAAAAATACAGTGAGCGAATTGTAACACGAGTACTACTATACGTCAGTATCCTTGAGAAACGACCGTGGCGCCGCCGATCGGGAAGCGCTTGCAAGCATAATAGCGTACACCGTCTGAATGGTGCGTAATACGTTTATCCGACTTATCAATCTCACCTGCCGTCCCCTCTATCACGCGCACACCCTCGAAGTCACGGATGGTCCACTTTGCTCGGGGGTGAACCTTGAGTCGTCGTGTTCCATCAATCGAGCATATGCGAGCATTGGTCGAGTTGACAGAAATACGCTCGGAAGGGTTACTCTTAGGAACACGGTCAATGACTCGCATATAATCGTAAACGTTATGCAGCTCCTCTTTCACCAACGTCCAGTCAGAGCCTCGCACCTTTGCACTACCCCTCGCGCCGCCCGTCGCATCACCGTAGAGGTAGATATCTCCAGGATGGTCGGGGAACTTATCAAGAAACGCCTTGACTACTCGAGGAGTCGTTGAGTTGTTTGAAATATGCACTTCGTCGATGATATGCGTCTCAATATCACCTGCTTGCTCGTACTCTTGCGCTATACCCATCGTTCCTGGCGCACTGTTGAAGTCAAGCATGAGATGTAAATCACGGGTAGGACTGTAGCGAATCGCCTTATCTACATTGAGGTCGCTATCCCAGTTGTAATACACGAGACCCGTATAGGTTACGAACGACGCAAGGTATTCTTGTTGGTATGAAAGTTCATCGAGGTCATGCTTCGCTGACGCAATCTCACGGGCTGCTTGCTCGTCACCGAGATATAGATGCAGCACGTCTTCAGTGGTCCAGTGATGCACTCCCCACTCACCGGTAACGTCCTCATAGGCATCGAGATAGAGACTGTAGTAGTGGTTGCGTCCCTCTGGCACACCAATATGCCACCACCACCCTTGCAAGTCAGTAAGTGCCGGACGAATATGATTCTCCCATGCTCCCAACTTGATATTACCTGACTCATCACAACCTCCACCCGCTAGTGGGGGACCTTCAATTCGCTCAGGCTTCTCGAGACCCATTACTTGCAGATATGCACCGTTGTGATACCAGATAATCAGTTCGCTATCACTTATCTTCCGCACAGCCCATGGTGGTGATAGGGCTTTGACGTCATCCCAGAAGATACGCTTCGCTTGCTGATAAGTGGGCGCACCTAACACGAAACGCCCGCTCGGTCCTTGGCTATATGATATAGCTTGGCATATCGTTCTTCGCTTGAGCAATTCAGTCTTGCCCGTTCGACGACCGCATGGTAATACCAAGAACCGAGCAGGGTCCCGTATTGCAGCGACTTGACTCGGATGCAAGTTCATCGGTGTCCAGCGATCGGTGAGCGAGTCCGAGATACGAGATGAAGGTGAAGGTGATTGAACAATCACTTAGTTGTATGCTTCCGATACATACTGAATGTTATCCAAGTATCACCATTATTATCAACCGAGTAGTACAAGTCGGTCTCCCACCCCTGCTGGCTGCGTGAATACGTAATTGATGAGTCATTCGGAAGAGGTATCTCCCTAATCAATTCCGCTAAGTGAATCGCCGCCTGGTTCATGCCTGAACGTGTCAGCTCCTCCATAGGATCGCCCGTTGTGAGTGTACGACTGACGGGCGCTGGCTGCGAGGTCAATCCCGCAATGAGTACACAACTCAATATCAGTAGCCTTGTCATGGAATGATAACTCCTTTCCAGATATCTACCTTGAGAGTGATTATGCTTCATTCATTATACTGCTCGACCTGCGCAAGAACTCACGTACACGAGACGCATAGTTATCAGGTGCTTCCCGGCCCCCGCGGAATCGGAAGTCAAGACCAAGTACTGAGTCAATACGCTCCATGGCTTTGAGTCGGTCTTTCATATCGACCGAGCGGTCATACGATACCTCAAGATAGAATGTAATTGACCGCATCGCTGCATCGTCGCGAGTAACATTGGCAGCTTCACGTAGTTTGCACCGTGCCAAGGTCAACACCTGCTCGAACTTCGTAACCGACGGCTTTCGACCGCAAAGGTCGGTCACCATCCTTTTGAGTTCATACTTCTTCATACCCATCGCCATCTCTTTAGCAACAATATCAATAACCTCATCTCGGGTGAATACCTTCTGACTGCCGCCACCATTGTTTGACCCAAGTGGAGTCTTATAGCGATTGAGTTCAATCGTTTCTCTACGAGGCTTCTTCTTCTTCTTGATTATCACTGGCTTCGCCAACGTCTTGTACCTCCGGATTATGCTTGACACCAGGTAGAAGCGGGATACTCGTACCACTGCCATTCAAGTTACTACATGTAAAGTCCCTTAGGACAGGTACAGGTACAGGTACCCTCTGCCTAGATTGTGTGTCCTCAAGTACCGCCACGTCAGCCACCAACTTCCTTTCATTCCGTAAGAACCACCCACCAATTCCAACTGCATCGCACTCATTGTGATTAGTACCCAACCACCCCCAATGCTTACTCACCCGCTTCTTTGTGATTGACTTCGGTTGCTGTCCTTTCCACACTCGCACCGGCACCAGGTATACCGGGATACCGCCAAACGACAATGCTTCACGAAGAGTAAACACGAATGCAGTCAATTTCATTATCGCACCTGAGTTGTTTGCGGCTATTCCTCGCTTAGACCCTCCCCAAACCTCTGGCATTTCAATAATGGCCTCGGACACACCCTCTTCATGCGCCAGTCGAAATACATTCTTAGCCATCACGTCAAGTGAGTGGACCCAAATGGCCCAAGCTGCGGGGTCAATGGTATCGAGAAACTCATCAGTGAACGACTTGTTTCGGATATGACCTGAAACGAGCAATCTGGCTCTTCCTTGCTTGCTCACCTCTCCACTATCATCCATCGTATGCCCGGTCCAATAGAACACCGCCCATCCAAGGTCGCAGATTGACGGGTCAACAGAAAGCAGTCGTGGCATATGCCATCTCCTTACTATTACTCACTCACTTCACTATCACTAATGCATATATGCGCGCGTGTGTGCGCATATGCAACAACCATGGTGAAATTATACTTCCAACCCGCCTACGATAAAGCCTTGACTTAACTTATTATCCACTTTTCCAAGTACTCTCAATTAGTTAGTATCAATCAGTATCAATTTCTGTCTTCCACTAGCGACCAAACTAATGTACTGCTATGTACTCGACTTGTCGAAAATCTAAAACCACTAATAGAACTGCTAGTTGTAAGACAAGTCTAAAATTATTTTTTTTTTCCTAGAAACCGCAGAAGTGCTATACTGATAGTCTGATATAGGCCACCTTTCTCTTCTTTCATTTTACCTTATATTTCATGATGTATTATAATAATATAATTATCATCCACTAATAAAGATAGTATATACCTTAAAAATATATTATATGCGCGATATTTTTTTGGACACCATTATATATACATATATTAAGCATTCAAAAAAATATTTATAACGAACGACGAAAAAAGATAATAACTTTCTTTGCCGGTGGCTGATTCTGTTTGTCAAGCAATATATGATACACACAAACACGTAAACCACCACACCTATTCGAGTCCATCCATTTCCATTCATATCTGAAAGGAAACTCCAACCATGTATGACCACCCGACCACCCGTTCACCCGAAGAGCTGAAGGCCATACTTGATCGTCTTCACTCAACACAGAGTAAGGGCGAGCTCTGTACCCGCTGTCATCAGGCCCTCCAGGGCGATATGAAACTTGATAAGCAAATTACCGAAGCTGCTCGTATTGAGAAGACCATCTGCGAAATGTTGAGTATTCGTATCAATGACTTCCTACGCCCACCCACTGATGCCAGCACTGATAGCACAAACACGCCGCAAGTCCAAGTCCATGAGCGCGTGGCACAACACGCGACACTTGCGACACAGATTGAGCTAAATATCGCTCAGCATGCAGCCCGCCTCGTTGAAGCAATCTGTGAAGTAACAACGAGCCAAGAAGGTCAGCAGAGAATCATTG